TCCCACTTATTTGTATTTCAGTAGTACTTACATCAATATTACCCCAACTATCTACCAACGATGTTAATCCAATTATATCGTATTGTCCATATATCCCGTCAGCATCCTCATTGAATGAAAGTGATTCAGTAAAACTTTGTATATCTTTTGGGTTTGCTGCAGTTTCTTTTTGATATAAAACCAAAACATCTGATGATGTAAGTCCATTAGTTAAAGTTGAAACAATACCATTAGCTATAGTTTTTTGAGTTTTATATAAAGTATTTACAGGATTTTCAGAATAATGATTAATATTTAAAATCATAGCTTCAGCTATTTTGTCTAAAACTATTTCTAAATTATATTTTAATTGTTCATTTGTAAGTATTTGCACAAAAAACCTCCTTATCTTTTAACGATAAATTCAAAATTGTTATCAATTATTTGTTCCTGACTGTCATCGTATGTTATCTTATAAAGAATTTTATACACTCTATCTGGGTAGAAACCATTTAACCATTGAATAAAATAATTTGATGTTGCATCACAACTCATTGATGTGTATCCACTAAATGGAACAATTGTTTCTCCCGTAGTTACATCTACTATAGAATAACTTGCACTATCTTTTGGAATATAAGAACCACTTAAAGTTTGAACAGATGTATCAAAAGTTTTTTGAACATATTGTTTTCTTGGTTTAACTCTAAATTTAACTTTTTCGTTTTCTTTATAACTTTCTCTCAAATTTGGCATGTATAAATAATTATCAACACCCCCACTCATTGTAATTTCACTTAAAGTACTACCAGCAGAGTGACTAACATCATTCCATCTAATTTCAAGTTTAGGTGAATAAATTGTGTGAGTATTTCTTGAGAAAAATTTTAAATGACCAAAAGAACTTGAATTAGTTTCTTGACTACCACTAAACCTTAAAAGTAATCCATTATTATCTATACCACCCTCATTTTTTGAACCACTTAACCAAGCTCTAGTCATATCACTAATATCTAATTCTATATCAGGAGACTCATCAGAAAATGTTTGAACTGCTCCTGATACATACAAAAAATTTCCACCATGATTTGATGAACCATCAGTTTTACTCCAAGTAATTGCAGTACCACCATCTGGAAATTCTGTATTTTCCCAACTACAACCATCAGTTACTTTTGGATTGTCACCAAACTTACCTCTACCTTCTACCCAACTTGATGATAGTGGTAAAGCTGCTATTTTATATTCAGTTGATAATTCTTGATTACCTTCTGCCTCATACAATCTTAAATAAAATTTAGCATCTGCTGCTATGTCACCATTTACTAAAGATTGAGACATTTTATTAAATTCTTCTCCACTAAATTGAACTAAAGCTCTTGTTTGATAATCAAGAGAAAAATTAAAGAATTCTTTTTTTATTTCTAATATTTGGTCTTTACCAAAATTTTGATTTCTATGTGATTCACCTGTTATGTTTGAAGAACCACTTGATATCCATGTTGTTTTTGATGGGAAAATAAAATGATGCATTAGTTTACTACTCCTATTATATTTTTGTTAGGGTTTTTCAATTCAAAAACCGATGGTGTCACCGATGGTAAAATAGTGCCATTATATGGTGAACCATAAAATTGTTTAAAGTCATATTTCCAACCATATGTAGAACCTGCAGCATCTGGATTACAAGCTCCGTATTCAGGAAAATCCGTATCATTACAATACAAAGGAGTAATTCCGTAGCCAATACCATCACCACTATTTAATACAAAATCTTGTGTAAGTTCTATATAATTTACTGATCTAACACCACTCATACCTTGTAACTCGTATATTAAATTATTAGTATAAATAGGTTGTCTAAATTGTCTGTTTTCTATATTAAAATATTCTTTTATCGTACGTATACAATTAAATTTAACTTCTTGTTTATTATATCCTCTTTCGGCCACGACATCAAAAACAACACCAAAATTTATTACATACCCATTCGTAATATTAATATCATCAGCTAACATTTTATAATTTTCTAAGAAATTAATCACATTTTGTTTTAATGGGTGAAGAGTTCCATCAGTTTGATTTAATGTTATAGTTAAACTTTTACTACTATTATAACTTAAAATATAAACATTTATTTTAGGATCATTTAATGGCTCTGTTGTATCAGATGTATTATCTATTGCTATTTCTTGACCTCTGTTTACGAATACTTTAGCTAAATTACCAAACTTAGCAGGCATAGATAATAACCGACTTTCATAATCTTCTTTAGTAACACATCTATTTTGTGTAGTAAACATACCTAAAGCTTTATTTCTTATTTCATCAACAGTGTCTGCACTGGAACCTCCAGAGCTAGCTATATTATTAGAAGCTCTTAAATTAACATCAGTAGCATCACTAAGTGATGCGTTTACAATATTAACTAAATTACCAGCTCCAACATTTTCCGATAAACCATTGGAAACTCTATAAGTTACAGTTAAAGTTGTATTAAACGGCATTTCACCCATTGTAGATTTAACATCTCCCAATGCAAAGTCATAAGAATCACCTGTGAAATCATAGTTTGATGTTTCACCTGGTATTGTCAATCCAACTTGTTTTAAATCTAAAAATTCCTGTCCTAATTCTTGACCATTTCTTAAAATTCCATTTCCAAAAACGAGTGTTGTTGTATTATCTTCATTTGTTTGAACTATAAATCTTCTAGATACTTTTTTATATTCTAATGTAAATGGAATGGGTACGGATTGTATTGATGAATCATATAATCTATATGCATTTCCTCTACCATCAGCAGTATAATCTGTTTCTACTCTAACTTTATCTTGTGCTAAATAATCAACTTCATACCATTTCCTATTACCAGAGTCCATAACACTAATTATTTCTACTACATTTTTATCCGATATATCCAATTCTAAAAATTTGGATGGAGATCCTACAATAAAATTTTTTGTTTTTCTTGTACCTGAAATAGCTTTTATTTTTCTAGTTAATGTATATGTGTCCACCAAACCATTTGAATCTGTGCCTGTTTCTTCTAATAAATGATATTCAGATCCACTATATGTAAAATCAAGTCTATCTAATGTTTCAAATGTAATGTTTGTGTCAGCGGATGATTTAACTATAATTCCTTCATCATAATATTTAGCTTGAGTATAATTAGGATATCTTGAATTATCATCACCTACAACATAACCTATATCTTGTTTAAATGTTATATCACAAAATGCAGGTTTTGTAGCTTTAACTTTATAACCTAATGTTTTAGCTAAATTAATTACATTTCTTCTTTCTTGAGCTAATGGTAACATCATCTCTTTATATTGTTGATCAATATAAAATGATAATACATCACCAACATAAGCAGACATCTCAATTAACATCATACCGGGAGAAGATTCATTAAAATCTTGATAAGTTGTCGGAAAATAAGCTTTAGCATAATCCATCAATGAAGATTTTAAAGAATTAAACTCTTTATTGGTATAATTTATATTTTTAACATTTTCGTTTTTATTTGAATAAGGCATTTTTTATTTCTCCTAAAGTTCTACCTGTACAGATTCTAATGAATTTGGTATTTGATCTACACTAAATATTATTTTTATTTTTAAAGAATTTCTACTATATTCGTCTTCACCAGATTGAACATTAACATCTATTCTTACTATTTTTACAAATGGTAACCAAAGAGCAAAAGCAGACATAATATCTGATCTTATACTGTCAGATACATCTTCTTCTAAATTTTCAAATAAGTGTCTTCTTAAAGATACACCCAAATCAGGTTGTAGATATCTTTCACCCTTTTCGGTTTGTATTAAATTTTTTATATTTTCTTTAACGGCATCTATAGTAGTCGATGTTGATGCAAAATATCCTTCCGGTCCATCTGATTTATAAAATGGTAATCGTATCCCAATAAATTGATTAGGATTTCTATCTTCTACGAATGAACCTGTTACATATGTATCTACTATCGCCAATTAAAATCTCCTACCTATTTTTAACTTTAACTAATTTAACTTTTGTTTTATTTTCATTAGATTCATTAGGATTTACAGGATTATCAGATCCTATATATGCATACCCTTTAGAAACTAAACTCCCTCCATGACCAGCTGTCTTTTTTAATCTCAATGGTTTAATCTTAACTGCATTTTTAGTAGTTAAGGAATTCATCATAACCGGCCATGGAATAGGATTTGGTATACCAGCATTTGTAAAAACAGTAGCTATTGGAATTTCAGCCTGTAAAGATTGCTGAATATCAGCATACATAGGTCCTGTTGTAG